AGTGCTTCTAGATGGCGCTAGATCGGTTCGAGGGTGCCCACCTGGTGTTACCCAGTTACCCCAACCACGCTCCCTACTAACACGTTTGGGAGGACTGTGTGCTATCCTAATTAGTCGACAGGTGTCACACGTCACAACAACTGCAAATTGCTGAGACTTTCGTCTGAAATTGGACTTCTATTTTCTGAAACTGTGGTATGTTGAATTGTTTGTCGGATTTTATTGCGGTTAGGACGCCAGTATTCACCTAACCACTCAATAACGGACTTAACCCCGGATTTTATAGACGCTCGTTTTCTACGTCTCCTAAGCGGAACAGAGTCTACACTCCATGCTGACCACCTAGAATTTTGATTTATCCTCTCGCGAGTATCAAGCATAACTAAAACAAATGAATACGGACTATGTCACAAATTTACGGCGTAGTCTATTGGATTCTTAAACTCCACATCGTAATCGATGTACAATGACCCGAGGGTCAATGCAGTGTTGCAATTAGCCAAAATAGTCCAAGCACCGAAACTAACATTAGAGACCGTATTATAGATAGCCAAGGTCGTAGCGTCACTCGCGTTAAACGGGTAGTTGTTGCCAGGAGCACTCAGTACCGCCGTGACCCGCTTCCAGGTGGAATCGACGGGAATGGGAACGGAGATCTCCTTACCCGAAAGAGTAGAGAGATCGAAAGTCCTGGTGTTAGGCCCGGAGCTAAATGGCGAGTACGTAATGTTCCTGACATCAGCAGGATCACCGTATCCAGCCATCGTAATCTGGCCGACAAGGTTGGTCCCAATGGAACCGACCATGACCAGTTTAGCCCGGGTAACCCGGTAGTACTGAAACCCTTGTGCCTTAATGCAGAGCCCACGAAGCGGCGGACCCTGTAGATTGCGGTCTGAGGGCATGGTGTATGCCCCAGACGACAGGGCCGTCGTGGTGAGACCAATGGGGTTTAAAACCCCGGCCAAATTCACTGGCGTGTTGGCCGTAGTAATAACTACATTGGTGCCACTAGAGAGTGGGCCTGCGGAAGGTGTGTTAGGTTGAATTGCATCCCGACAACCGCGATAAACGTGTTGGGAGACTTGCTTGCTCTTATTCTTTGATTGTTTTGCCATGTTTGGTTGTGTGTATTGGATCCCACCACAACAAATGGGACTGTACATCACCAGGAACCAGAGGGGCAGTAACCCCTACTTGGCCGCGCCGTGCAGTCTCTCGGCATTTTGTTTAGCACGGAAATATTAAGGAACTTTAAATCCCACCGTTTTGGGCGATTATCCTGGCAACCCAATGGTACAGTTTAAGGACTTGTCCAGGTCCGGCTGTTAAACGAGCCACCGTAACTATATACACGTTGAAAACACCAAACTCTCCGAAGAGAGGGGATGATCTCCATACTCAAGGGAGACATCGCGATACAATGCCTCAGCAGCTACCTGCTCATCAGGCGTGATCCCGAAAGCCAACCAAAACGAATACCTCGTCTTCTGGTCAACTTCCTGAAACTTGCGCCTCATGCCCACCGAAAGGTGTTCCAAACCCCCACCGGGGCCGTGCTCGAAGCGGGTGACCCCATCGGAACTGCGCAAATAAGCCTGGTAGAACTCCTGCATAACAGGTATTCCACCACAAAGACTCATTCCGCAGTCACCAACGGAGGCCATCCACCTCTTCCACTGGCGTTCGCTCTCAAATCTACACAAACTTATAGTGTCCTTTGGTATGGCAGTCTGTGGCCTCCTCACCATTATGTAACCCTGAGGGGTCCACACTGGCGAGCCCTGACAGAAATCAATATGCTCCAACTCATAAACGGCTTTCTCTGCAACCATAGTGAAGCCCTTCTCGAGAAAATAGGCCTCGATACTACCCTCCACTAAGCTCAAATACTCCCGTTCAAAAATCAAAACACAATCATCACCGTCATTAACAAACTCGCAGTCAATGCCAAGATACCGAACATAAGCCAGAAACATCACACACATCAGCAGGGTGTTGCCGCCCCCAGTATTGGGAACACCAGACTTCCTACCTCCGTGTGTACTGAATCGAACAGAACCGTTCTCAGCACGACCTACACCATCACCTATAAGCTGCATGTTGAAGAGGTACTCCATTTCCTTCCTTTCAGCTGGACAGGTGGCAAGCCTCAAGTAGAACGCAAATTCTAGCTTGAGCGCCTCCATGCTGACATGCTGATCGAACCGACTCGCGTCGGCCATCACTGCGCACGGACTCCTGAACCTGTTCCATTTGTCGGAGATCAACCTCCCTCTCCGGGCCGAATTCAGCCCCTTGCATACAACCCTATTACCCCACGTCTTGTCCAATGCCCTTATGATACTATGCTCCCGATGTGCATAGTGCCTACCTAACGCGACGACGTACCTAGGCCCATAGGACGATATGAGCCTAGGAACGGGGTCCTCCTTAATCGCGAAGTTGAGCTTATCAGCCTTCACGAAACCAGTAATGTTTGCATCCTTTAAACTGATAGGTGTTGAGTGCAAAGACTCAACAGCTCCCCTATACATGCTGCGCTTCTTCGCGTCCCTGTAACGTTCTGGAAATTCATCCAAAGTCAGGGAAGGGAATCTAGCACAGTTGCTGGAGACCTGGTCAAAAATGGCCAGGCAATCATCAAAGGCACCACTGAGAGGACGGGGTGGCGGTACAAACTCACCATTTGCACCTTTTACGAAATACACCCTCTCTTTTAGAGCCCGCTCGAGATTAACCATCGACGAGTTGTGGACCGACATCCTCGAGTGGGGCGCAAGCCTCCCCACTTGAGATATAGTTCTGTGGTCCCTCTTGGCGACCCAATATTTAGCCCCAACCATCCGAGGTCCGACTACCGCATCAACAGGCTCTGGAGCCTTTGATGGAGCTGAATCGAACCCGTGGAGCTTAACTGGGCCACCCTAGGTGGTCCCCCCGAGGGGGGCGGACCCGGAGACACTGACGTACGTCGCCGTGAAAGCACGTCTAGAGTCCACAAAAGAGGTGGCATTGGTTATGGCTACCGCCTCTATTTGATCAAATGACCTATGATCGAAGAATAGCGCCGTAGCATACGGCAACGCCGCTGCTGCGTCGGTGGGTCGAACGCCGTGCTTGGCCATGAGGCTTCGCGCATGCCGTTCAAACACCAGCACATTAGCCTCAGTCCTAAGACATTGGCTCAAGTGCTCGCCGCGAATTGTGCTAACAAGCCAGGAGGCAAAAGGAGCCCTCCTAACCCTGCGAACACGCCTCTCGACAACCTTGCCATCCACCTCCACAGGCTCACTCACCGCATCAAGATCCAATGGGTCTTCCTCATCGACGTAAAACGCCATTCGGGTAGCCATCTTCTCTTGCCGTGCATTGACCCGCACGGCCCCTACCCACCAACACCACAATACAAACTTAATCCAACGGTAGTAAGAAGGAATGCCAATTAGGCACTTAACGAAGTATACGACGCCAACGGCGAAGAAGCATGTAACTGTTAATATTATGATTGTATCCATGGTGATTGCTCAGTAAGTAATGTAGGTGGGGCCTATTGGCCCCCGTCAACCACTGCACTGCGTGGTCCAGCCTCATAACCCGATTAGAGGACGGGGGGCATTAATCCAATACCCAGCGGGTGAAGTCAGTGATCACCACACTTCCCCTTGGACAGTAGGGGTTGACTGGCGGTATACATGCGCCTGGTTAGGCTGGGTATAACCCAACCATGTTTGTCAAACATGAGCCAAACGACGGACACGAAAATCACATACCGCG